ACGAAATTGTAACTGAATTTACTAATGTTATGAGTAAGATCTTTATTGTTTAAATCGATACCAGTATCGATGTCTGCAATTACGATACCTTTACCGGTAAACCCAGCATTCCATGCCTTATCGAAATGAGCGGATTTCAACGACCAATTTAAATCAGTGGTATCGCTAGACGCGATCAGAGATTTGTTAAATACGCTTGACAATGCTTTTTCAACATCGATGGAACCGTGACCGCTGACGGCATTCCAAGATCCGTATTGCAAAGATACAGCTGCCTTTTCTGTATGATCTTTAACACCATTTACATAAAAATCTGTAGATGTAAGATTACCAACCGAATCATAATGGAAAATTTTATCAGTTTGATTCTTGGAGTTATATTGGAATTTAATAGTTTCAATAATTTTACCGACGCCATCAAGTCTTGTTTCAGAACTCATCTTCCCAGTAGCATCATATGAAAAATTATCAACCTCTTTCACAGTTCCGTTAGTATTATAAGCGACAGTTTTTTGTAGTTTTGATTTGCTATCGTAAAATGATTGAGATGTAACGGTCTTGATATTATTTGTAGTGCTGTAGATAGAAATCGTTGATCCAATGCTCGTTTTGATCGTTTCTGAAGTAATAGTTGCCATGATATATTACACCTGATGAATGATGAATGCTGTGTTAGTTCCGTAGAATTCTAATGTTCGCGGATCATGTCTCAATTTGAAGACAATGTACTGCGTTCTTAAATGCGATTTAATGTGCTTGAATACGCCAGCGACATCATTATCCACTTCGATTTGGTATGCAAATCTTTTAACATCTTGTCTGTATAAGATAATTGATTGATATGATTTCACTGTATCTCTGATGGCAGTATAGAAATCATTAAGATCACTCACTTGTACAGTGCGATCCAAATATTGTTTACCGATTTCAACTCGATTCTCGTCATAGACCGGCGAAATTACAATCATTGGGATTTTATAAAACATGTCTCATTCCTCAAATTTTCAATAACATAATCTGGTATTTTCAACCCCAGAGTTCTCAACCACATACATTCGTTGATGGTTTCATTTTTAGTAGAAATGCAAAAATTATTACTTATCAAGTTTGCTCTAGTATAAAAATGAAACCCTTGATCATTTTTATATATGCTAACATCACAATCCGTTGTTAGTTCAGCATAAATCATTTATTTTCCTATTTTACTACGGCACCGCATACAGTACATTTAGTATTTTTCTTTTGATCTTCATTCATAACTCGCATACCTGGACCGTATGTTTTGTCTTGAAAATCTGCTGCTGGAGTTCCTTTACAGGTACAACGTTTAATCTGTGTCGCCATCTTCACTTACCTCATCTGATTTAGTTTCTTGTTTAAACATAGCATCCTGCTGTTTTTTCTTGCTCCAATCAATTAAATCCCAACCGCTTCGGAATTTATCTGAATTTTGTTTAGACTGGATTGAATCGCCAGTCACGTCGTTTTTAGTTGTCATTAGCTTACGTCTCCTCCGTTTGAATATTTAGCAAATGTCCCTATGCTACCAGAAAATGAATATGTCCCAGTGTGAGTTGTATTTGTAAATGGCGCATACCAAATATCGATACCAATCATTCTGCACATGTAACAAAATCTATAATCTTCGCCCATATTTACCATTTGGACTTCTGCTCCATCTTCGACTTCTGTTATACCAGCATTGAAGTAAGAATAAGCAAGATTAACTCGTTTGGCATCACCCTTCAATTGTACCGCGTCAACGTCCAAGTGATACCAATATTCTGGATAAGATTGTCTGAAATCATGAAACACGCTACGCTCAATGATCATCAATCCGGTTCCAGTTCCTTTCACTTTCATGATGTCACTAGAGTTATATTGTTGGTTGACGTCTTCTGGTAAAATAGGAAACGACCCAGTAACTAACTTCAAGTCATCGGCTGAAATGTCAGGATTTTTCAGAATGATATCCTTGACGTTATTCCAGTTGATATTCTTTCTCGGATACGAACCGCCAATTACTCGTTTCCCAGTTGCTAACATAGCAATCACTTCAATTGCTTTAAAACCGACATCTGCATCAATGAATAATAGATGAGTATAATCAGTTTCTAAAAACTGACTGACGATATGGTTTCTGGCTTCTTGTACTAGACTTATGTTACCGGTACTAATCAATTTGATTGGTATGTTGTACTGTAGACACATATATTGAAGTTCCAACATACTGTGCAGATATTCATTATAACATTGGCCACCATACATCGGCGTACCAACTAATAAACTTTTACCGCCCAACGTTTCTTCTGTTAATTGTATTTCCATAATCTTATCCACATTTAGTACAACTAGGACATTCCATAGATTTTAATATCAAAATGTCGTATTCAGTTTTTCGTATCGAGAGCATGAATCCTCGAACCTTTATTTCTATTGGATCGCCAAGCGGTGCTGTTCTTATCACTTCTATTATAGTATTAGGCGTTAAACCCAATGTAAGAAGTTTCTTACGAATTACACCCTTTTCCGTATACCCTATTATTATGTATTTCATAATTTGGTAGGTCTCCTGGGACTCGAACCCAGATTAAGCCGTTATGAGCGGCACGTTCTAACCTTTGAACTAAAGACCTTTTGTTTAAATGATAATTCTATTATACTTCATTATTGCGTAAAAGTAAACTATTTTTCTAAAAATGATTTACTAAAACTGTCAGTCAAAGGTTGAGCTATGTAACTAAAGAATGTTCTAGATCCAGTGTTGATAATACAATCCACTGACATCCCAGGAATCAATTCTAGCGAACGCTCAGACAAAGAATCTAAACCATTTTTATTTATTTCAATTCTAGCCAGATAATATGGATTTGATTCCTTGTTATGATCTGTTATTCTGTCGGCAGATACGGATATCAATGATCCTTCTATCTTAGGCAGTTTTCTGTCTTTGAATGAGTTAAATTTAACTTCAACAGTTTGTCCAATTTTAACATGATTGATATCATTCACAGGTATCTGCGCTTCAACTACTAATTTCTCATCTTGTGGGACAATGTCCATGATTCTATTACCAGCTGGCACAACGCCGCCGATGGTATGTACAGATAAACCCAATACGACGCCGGAATATGGAGAAACTATATTAGATCTGTCAACATCAGTTTTAACAGCTTTGACTTTCTGCGACAATTCAAATAATTGAGACTGAACTTCAGTTTGTTCTAAAGAAACCTCTTTTTGAAATTCTTTTTGTAATTGAATGATCTTTAATTGGATTTCGGCTATAGATATTTCAATTTCAGCAATCTGAGATTGTAAATCGCCCTGTCTACCTCTTGATTGGTTTATTGTGCGGTCGAGATCTCGCATTCTTTGCTTTTCAATGAATCCTCTTTTTACTAAAGGTTCAAAATCGGTTTTTTCTGTATTATATGACGATATGATATTATTAAGACTTCCGAGTTGAGTTCTCAATCCAGATTGTTTAACTCTTAACTGATCAATTTGTTTATTGTACACATTGTATTCGTTATCAAGCGATGATTGTTTGGATCTGAACATTTGATTCTGTGTTTCCATAGCATCTATCGCTTTCTGATCTCCTGACATCAATAATTCATCTGAGTAACGAATTTCTTTCAAACCGTCTCTTTGAGCTTGTAGTCTGGCATTTTTAGATAGCACAATATAGTATTGACCGCTGAGATTATTCAATTCGGATTCGGATTGAGCGGCATCAAGAGACATCAACAATTGACCCTTTTCAACGTGATCGCCGTCCTTTACTAAAATAGATTTGATCATTCCACCTTGAACGTGTTGTATAGTTTTTCTATACGAATCTACAATAACAGAACCTTGTACATAAGATCCGCTATTTAATGGAACCAGCACAGACCAAATTCCAATGACTCCAAAGACAATGAAGACTGTGCTAAACCCAAATCGTTTAATGGATTGATCGTTACCAGATATAATAGATTGTTGTATTGAATTCATAATTAATTTCCCGATTGTTGCATTCTGCTAAGAACATCTTGTGTTGGTCCATATGCTGCAACCGAACCATCTACCATAAGTAAGATGTTATCAACCACACTTAAAACATTATTTCGATGAGTTATCACTATAACTGTACTGCCAAGTTCTTTCAATTTTAAAAGAGTTTGTAAAAATGCTATATCTCCATTCTGATCGAGATTTGCATTTGGTTCATCCATTATAACATATTTCGGGGTTTTGTAAACAGCTCTTGCTATACCAATTCTTTGCTTCTGTCCCGCCGATAGAATAGCTCCGTTAGAACCTATTTTAGTGTCATATGCGTTTGGTAATTTTAAAATCATTTCGTGTATACCAGCCGTCTTGGCAGCCATAACAACAGCTTCTGAATCAATCTCTCCGAATCTAGAAATGTTTTCCATGATAGAACCATCCAATAGTTCTACATCTTGCGGTAAATAACCGATATTCTTTTTGAGTTGATCTTTGTTCCAATCCTCGAACTTAGCTCCATCAAACCTAACACATCCGACAGTCGGCGAAACTAATCCCAATATAGTTCTGATTAATGTAGATTTACCCGCAGCGCTTGGACCGATGATAGCAACGCTTTGACCAGCAAGAATCTCAAAACTTACATCGTTCAATACTGTAGTTTTAGGTGTGAACGTTACACCCTCGACTTGTAAATTTCCAATTGGTTCTGGTAATAACATCTTCTGTTCTGGAATTTGCGATTCAATCAATAACTTAGATAATCTGACGTATGAATCTCTTGCTAATGAAAAGTTCTTCCAATTTGAAATCATAAGATCAAGCGGAGCTAATGCTCTACTCAATAGAATAGATCCAGCTATAACCAATCCAGGGGATATTTCTCTATGGATAGCTAAGTACGCACCCAATCCAAGAATCAAAGATTGTATGATTTGTCTAAATGTTTTTACTAAAGAAGTGATTACGCTTGATTTACTACTAGCTAAGTTCTGTAGTCTTATGATTTCTGCCTGCTTAGAACTCCATGATCTGCAAATCGGTTCTAGCATTCCCATAGATTCTATGGCATCAATGTTACGAACATTTCGTTGTACAGATTGATTAGCTTCAGATGACTTCAGCGTAGCTTCCGTCAATTCCTTCTTAGTAACAGTTTCATTCCAATATGTCAGAGCAACTAAAATGATTGAAGCTATAATGGCGACCACGCCAAATGACCAGTGAAACGCAAATAATAAACAAATATAAATTGGTAACCATGGAGCATCAAAAAATGCAAACAACCCAGACCCAGTCAAAAACTGTCTAAGTTGAGTTAAATCCAGCAACGGTTGAGTTGAGTTAATTTTAAGTTGGAATATACTATTGAATACTCTACCACCTAGCATGAGGTCTAGTCGCGTGCTGATAGCGATCAATATTTGACTGCGGATCCATTCCAAACTACCCATGACGACGAATAGAAACACCGCCCCGAGTGACAAAATAATTAAAGTTGATTCGCTACTACTCGTCATGACTTTATCGTAGATTGCCAACATATAAAATGAAGGAACCAACAATAATAGATTTATGAACAGGCTGAAGAACCCAGCGGCTATAAAAGAAGACTTACAAGAAGTCAAAGATGATTTCAATTCGCACATAATATAAACTCATAATAAATTGTTGGAGCGGGTAATCGGGTTCGAACCGATGCTAACAGTTTGGAAGACTATTGTGCTACCACTACACCATACTCGCTTATAGATTATTATACTACATTATAAATTAATGTACATAATTTTATTCGTCAAATGACAAAAATGTTACTCTAACGTGAACCGGTTTTATAACATCTATAATGACAGTATTCGTATCTATATGATGTACAGAAACCGGCCATGACCACCAACCGTTATCCTTCTGAACTTGAACGTTCACAATGACATGGATTGAATCTAAATTATGCTGAACTGTATACGTTGATTGCGGTTCGTTACAACTATTAAATGTCGTGTGTTTCATAAGTATATCCTAAGAAGATATACTATTTATCCATAATTGCAATTACGTTGTCTTCGCTGATTAGAACTCGTTGTTGACCTTCTACATTGATCACAGAACCCTTTGCCCAATCAACAAGTAATTCATCGCCAACCTTAACAAATTCTACTTCAGATCCAATTGCTAATGCTTTAGCCATTTGATGATCATTAGTGCTTCTAGCACCTTCAATAATAATACCGCCAGATGATTTGGTTTCTCTAGTAATCTCAGCGATTAGAATGTTTTTTCTTGTAGGTTTAATGTTCATAGTGTATCCACAGGTTAATAATTAATGCCAATCCAATACGTCTATTGGTTCTTAGCTTATGGCGAAGCTAATTTCCTTGGGTGCGGATGATAACAGAGCCGTAGGAAATAAATTGATGGTAGCTGGTGCCAAACTCCAGCAGTCGGTTATTTGTCGAAATACTTTCATTCGATCCCAAGTTTCCAATTACCCGCGACTGGCCATTACAGCAGCGGACTGGCTTCCGCATTTACCATCACGACTGAGGGCTGTCTGCATTGGTTACAGAAAAACTCTTTCCACCTATTGTCACGATTTCAGGTCGTGTAGGTAAGTTCAATCCTCATGCGTCATGGTGCTTGTCTATTCCAAGCTGTCATGATGGCGGCTGTGAACGAAAGCACGATGACTTCAACAAACAGAGCAGCCGTGTATCCTCTTTTAACCATCACGGCTGAGGACTGCTGGGATTTGAACCCAGACACCACCGAAAGCAATCCTCATGCGTCATGATAAAAAGCATTGTTGGATTCGAACCACTCCTCGAACTCGGCGTCGCATCCCGACATTCGATTCCCCTACCTAGGCGGGCAATGCTCTTCATATTTGCTACTGTGGTATGTCTAGATCATACCTATGGTTTCCCCTGTCGCCGTAGCCGCATCGTTCTTAAAACTAGCTTGTAAGTTTAATGTCATCTCCATCAAAAGTGTGCTACGGTGAAATGAACTTATAACATAGAGGTTCCGGCTTACCAATCCTGATCCTTTTACAGATTTTAGCACACTTTTGATGGAGATGTCAAGAGTCAAATTTACATTTATATAAAAAACCCAAAACTTAATACAATTCGTTGTCCCTTTTCTATTTTAGTCACCCAGTGATAATCTCTATCCGCTCTGAACAAATAAATTTTATTGAACCAACTAATAATATTATTCTTACATATAAATTTTCCACCATCATCAGCCGAAACCAACTCAATGTTAAATCTATATTGTTTGCCATACTTATCTGGATCTTTATGTTTTGGTATAAATGATCCAGTTGGATAATAAAACAAATAACAATCAAAATGATATTTCATGCTATATGCTATTGTAAATATTTTATATCCAGTATCAAATTTATCATTACCCCACTTCCATAATCTCAAAGTGGGAATTTGTTTAATCTATTTCATATGTATTTTCCTATAAAAAATTGGTGATCATACAGAGAGTCGAACTCTGACACGTATGGGTTAGAATCATTGTGTAAACCTATTATGATCGAATTTGTGCTTATGTTGTTATTGCATTAACAACTCTAGTTGTAGTTTATTAGGCAACCCGTAGGTTTCTGCTTCGCAGATACTCATATACGTTGAGCAGTAGGCACTTTCCTACCATAGCGTAAAGCCGACGCTATGCATTTTGGCGGAAGTGGTAGGATTCGAACCCACGGAACCTTTCGGTTCGACTGATTTCAAGTCAGCTGCCGTAAACCACTTGGCTACACTTCCATAAATCTTGGCGGACTCAAGGGGAATCGAACCCCTCCCGCAGCAGTGACAGTGCCGCATTCTAACCGATAAACTATGAGTCCACGCTTTAAACTGGTCGTCTTTTATAAACCGGACGATTAACGGTTACTTGTTTCTACACAATGGTAGATCAAATTGGCTCCAGCGGTTGGTAACGATCCAACCTCATTCTCGCTTAACAGGCGAGCGCATTCACCATGATTGCTACGCTGGAATATTTAATGGAGCTGGTAATGGGACTCGAACCCGCAACCCCCTGATTACAAATCAGGTGCTCTACCAATTGAGCTATACCAGCAATTTTTTAATAATGGTGGAGTTAGGGAGGATCGAACTCCCGACCTTCTGCGTGCAAGGCAGACGCTCTCCCAGCTGAGCTATAACCCCATTATATCTATTTATTCAAAACTTTTACAGCAGATACAAATACAGTCAAATTGTAATCATATCCGAATTCTGTTTCTTTAGCAATCTTTTCTGCTGTTTTAACGATATCTTTAATACTAGCATCATATAGAGAGATTGCTACATTGTATTTATCATTATACATCACATAGCAGAATTTGTCAAACAGTTTGCTATCATTGTATTTATCCAATCTAGTAAAACCGATTCTTTCAAGTTTTACCAATAACTCTTTATCTTCTTGGATGAACATATATTGATCTAAAATGATCGGATCAATTTCTAGCGCGTCAACAATCAATTCACCGTTGTCTAGGTTTCTATCTGCCCAGACTTTATTAAATTTATATTTATCCACTTTTGCTTTAAGGTTTAAAGATTCAAAAATAGATTTTGGTTTTTCGCGTTTTCTAACAGGAATAACATCAACCGCCACAGTATTGCTCATAATATATCTCCAATTAAACTAAAGGATAAGGGTAAATTTCAATATTAGGTAGTAAGTTCAACAAATCGTAGTTGTGCTTCGCCGCAGCAGTTCTATGGATCATGGACATTAAATTATGACCATATAAAAACTCAGAATGCCATCTTTCTACGCGTTCTGGGTTGTATTCTTTCTTTTTAGAATATAATCTCCAAACATGAGTATATGAATATGAATCTAAGCCTAAATTGTAATCCCATACGTCATGGATAGATTCTAAACTCCAGATAACGAACCCGTTCTTGTACGGAGTTTTCACTAATACTTCATCAGCTCTAACAGTAACTTTAGTTTTCATAATTTATGCGTAAGTATTATAGATATAAATGTCGAATCTAGATGCATCTTCTTGCTTATATGTATACACTACTTTACCTTTATACTTATAAGCTGCTGGATTATTTCTACCTAATCTAGCTTTCACAGATACTTTAATTTTCGATCCAGTTGTTTTATTAACAGTTTTTACAGTTTGTCTAATAGATTGTAACTTTTCCATATCTACTGATGATTTAGGATCTAAAGTCATTACGTAGTTAGTAGTACGTGGTTTCATAATATATTCCTATTTGTTAATCTATGAGTCTATTGTACTATAAAAATTTGGAAATGTACACAATTATTTTCATTTATTTTATAAATTGTTTGCTCCAGTTTTCTTTTGACGACCTTTCTTTTTTGGAGAAGATTCTTCCGACTGATGCGACAAAATTTGCGCTGGCTGTTCCGACTTTGCCGGAGCTTTTGACTTTGGGGGCAATTCCTCCACAGGCGCAACTGTGACTAATCCGTTATTAAAAGCTAATTTATGTGTAATCTTAGGATATAATACACTTAAATTTTGATCTTTTATTGCAATCAATACCTTTGCTTCTGAAGGATGTAGTCCTTCTAATAAAGAAATGAATAATGATTCTCTACGAACCTTTTCCAAATCTGCTCTACAAAACACATATAGCCTACGCATTTCCATAGTAAAATTTGCTGGACTCATACCTAAAGGAGCAGCATCTTCTTTATATGGTGGTGTTCCTTCTGGTAATACAAATTTAGATGCTGGATCAAATGCATGCTGAAACAATAATTTCAGTGCACCATTATCTTTATACTTTACAATAGTGGATGGATCTTGGTTAATCTCATCTAAAATTTCAACAATAAATTTACTCATTACATTCCTCAATTAAAATTCTTCAATCCTATCAAGCAACATTTTACAACGATGTTTAATAAGATAATTCATGATCTGCATACGATCGATTTTTGGTGTATTGCTTATATATTCACTAATAATAGAATCTTTAATATCCTGTGGAATTTTATCGAATGATATTAAAGACTCATTACGATCCCAGTTTCTACGCTCTTCATCAGTTCTACATGCATTTTTGCCATGTTCCATAAATTCTGCTAAGCGTTTAGATGAAACTGGAGTTTGTCTAACACCTTCTGTAACAATACAATCATCAGCAGATAAGATATTTGGAATACCATCATCACCCGCTTTTACAATATGAGTAATATACTTCTCATATAGATCGCGCTTAGACATCTTAAGCTGCTTTTTAGTAATTGGTGAAAACTGATAAATGTTATCCCATTTTTGTAATTGCAGAAAGTCATGATCTGGACTAACAATCATAATCTTTTGTGGTTCTTCATATAAACCACTATTAGTTAACTCGTTATCCTGAGACCATTCTGACAATACTGCAATAATGTCGTCAGCTTCTGTTCTATCAAGATGTAAAACTTTGTATGGAAACAAGTCTTTGATATCAGAGCGCATCTCAGAAAGACAATCAAAGACAAGTTTCCAATTAATATCGGACTTTTCGCGGCTTTTCTTTCTATCTCCTTTATAATAAGGGAAATTTTCTTTACGCCAATAGTTTTTACCATCAGCAGCAATCACGATTTGTCCATATTCTTTGCCATATTTCTTTTTATAAGATAATATAGTACTCAATGTAGCGTGTCTAACTAAGTTTTTAACAGTGTTCTCATCGCCATTTAGCATAGGTTTAAACTCAGAGCTTGTGATTACTCCTAAAGCTACTGCGTTAAAATCTAAAATAATCATTTAAATGCTCCCAATAATATAGTATCATCACTCATTCTACCGTTTGGTGTAACAGACTTTGTCTTAATTGTTTTTATACCAGCATCCAAAGCTCGTTTTGCAAGTTGGGTATTCTTAAAGAATTCTTCTGGTTTTCTCAACATAACTTGAATAGAATTAATTATATCATATCCAAGGATTTTTGTACCTTTAATTGTTAATTTATTATCTTTCTCAGCTCTGTATACTGCCAACTTTCTATATTTAGTATCATATGTCCAGATTTCAGTTGCATCTACTAAAGATGTTGGAATAACAGATTTTAAATTAAGTTCTGGAAATTCTTTCTTATATTTTACTTTAGCAACAATTTTAGTAGCAGGTACAGGTTTCTTTACTCTTGGTTTAGATACTTTTGCACTAACTACTCGTTGATTACAACCATTAACAATTGATTGAATAAACACAATGAATTTTTTCATTTGTGCTTTAGTAAAATTACTATAGTACGACGCTGCATCAGAATCAACTAAAGTATTTTCTAATTCTTTAACCATATCATTATAATATGATCCAATTTCTTTTGCCACTGGAGAGGCAATTTCATTTGCTTTTAGATATGAGGCAACATCAAAATCAGATTTTTTAGTTTTTACATATGTATCTATAGCACCTTCAATTTCATCTGAAAACTGGATAGCTAACTCACGAGTTTTATCAACTTTAGGTTTAGATTCAGCTTTTACTACAGGAACTGGATCTTGTACTTTGCTATAAATCTCTAATAGATTACCAATAATATTTTCAATAGATTTTTCATGACGATCTTCTAGGAATTGTCCACGGGTTTTTAATCTACACAAAAATGACAAGGATCTAAGTTCGGCATCTGATGCTTTATTAATAATAGGTACAATTTTCTTTCTTTCAGTATTGATCAAATGTTCTTGCACATATTTTCGGTATTCTTTATTATCCATATTAAGATTACACCAGTTTGTGTATTTAAGCAATGATATAGTATAATCAAATGGATCAATGATTGGCTCATCACCACCTTTAAATTTAGATTCAATACTACGCAACTTTTCTCGGCGACGTTCTGCCTTAGCTTTTTTTGCGTCAATAAATGAATCGGATTTTTCGATCTTTTTTGTTACGATGGCCATTTGTGCTCCTTGATATAATTAGTCCTATTATATACAGCATTCTACGAAAAGTACATAAAAAAGGCGGCCGAAGCCGCCACTGGATGATTATTCAGTCTCAAGTAAAGACTGATATAATTCTTGAAACTCTTCAGATTCTGCAACTTGTTGATTATAATTCTGCTTATGATATGCTCGAGCAATTTTATTAACTTGTTTTTTGGACAGTTCAAAGTTATCTGCAAGATCATTCACAATATCTTTAATCAGTTCTCTTTCAGCTTCAATTCTAGAATATGAACCAGAGATTTCAAATAGAGCATCTTTAATTTTCTTTTTGTCTGCTGGATTAGTTACGTTAAAACTCATATTATTTACCTGTCTTTGATGATACTGGATCGATTAATAAAATTAAAATAAGTGTAGCAATAATAGTTTCAAAAGTATATGGAATATCTAAGGGAAATAGCGTATTCAATGCCCAAATAGTTGCACAAGATGCGCCTGCGAACAAGAGAACGACGACTATCAATAACAGTGAAAATAGTTTCATACTGAAACCTCTGTAATTGAATCCCATCTAAACGATCTCCAACCAGCAGCATCTAAATCATACACAGGTCGCACTTCGTCGCTTTTCTTACGTGAAGTTTCTCCCTTTGGTGCAGATTCAAATGGAATCAGAGTTTCATTTAAAGTACATCTCATGACGCGTTCAGAACCATCTGCTTTAATAAAAGTGACGGTAGTTTCACCTGCTGTCAGAAGGTTTTCTACCATCTCTTGTGTTCTTACGTCTGTATAATTAATATCATTCATATTGATCACCTTTCTATTTAAAAATTAATGCATATCAAATTGTAATTTAAATTCATCTAATGTCATATCAGAATTAAATGCCGCTTTTATTGAGGCATAATCATATTTTTTCTTAATTGCTTCTAAATCTTCTTTAGTATAATTTTCCCAAAATAATTTACGAATAGACTCTTTTGGCTTCTTTTTAGAAACTAAATTTGCGTTACTATTACATTCAGAAGATTCTATGAAGTTTTGTAAAGATTTAATAGAAGAAAAAATTTCTTTAATGGTTTCTTCTGGATTATTGCAAGGAAAACGAATTCCAATCGGAATCCCAGCAGCATGACCAGCTGCAGCATTGCAATATTCTTTTAAAGCTTCTGGTAAGCATATGGTTATGCTTACATCACCAATATATAAATCTGGATATTTTTTCACTTTTTCATGATAATGATTATATAAGGTTTCAACTGCTTCAATATTCATAATATGCTCCATAATTTAACTTATGGGATTATTATACTATAATCCCATAAGTTTGTAAACTACTTTATTTTAACCAACACTCTGTTGTGGAGTGCTTGGATGTTGTATCCACCAGCCAAAATCACTTCAATTCTAACTGTTTTGATTCCAGCGTCTGTATCAAAATTCCATTTTCCATTAAATCCATCAGATGAAAATATTT